GGATGGATCGTGGCACATCGACACGAATCGGACACATGGCTCAAACTGTACCATCGTGGGGCAAGCTGGGGCAGGCTGGCTGTCCGTTCTGTGCCGGTTTGCCCTGGTTCGACCCGGGGTTGTTAACTGGCGCCAGGGTGGGGTGGGGTGAGACCCCTTAGAAATCTGCCATAAAACTTGACCGTGGCCATGTCAGGGGGATCTACAGAGAGTGACCGGATGAGCCTCCTGTCGCTACCCTCCGTAGAACTTTGGTAAAGGTTTGGTAACATCTACCTCGATCCGCTGTCAAGGTGCCCAAGATGCACCCCGTATACAATATGTAACCTTTGAACCTGCGAAGCGGTTCGACCGGGTCCGCAGGACCAGGCACCCCTCAAGGGGGCCTGGACATGATCCAACACTTTAGATACTAGTAGGACTAGTACCTCCTCTCGCTTCGCGGAATCTCTCCCCGCTGGTGGGTCCCGCCTCCAGGGCGGGGACCTGGTAAGGGTCAAGAGGAACCGACAAGGGAGGTACAGTGGCTAGACCAGTCAACAGGACTACTCGTGAGAAGAAGGACACCATCCTCAACTACATGAGGAAGGGTATCCCCATGTCGAAGGCTATCCTCGACTTGGGCATCACGAAGCAAGCCGTCCAGTACTACAAGGAGTCCGACAAGGACTTCCGTGCTGAGTACGCTAGGCTCAGCAACATGGAGACCGCTCTTTCAGCTACCGAGCGGGTAGAGGTACCTGACTTCCCAGACTTCTGTGAGGAGTACCTCGACACCAAGCTCTTCAATCATCAGCTCCAGTGGTACGACGTCCTGGAGGGACGTCCTCCTCGGAACCTTCACGAGAATCAGATCTACAAGCCGGGTGATCCTGGCATGATCATCGTGAACACTCCTCCGGAGCATGCGAAGTCCACAACCATCACGGTGAACTATACGACCTGGCGGATCTGCCAGGACCCGAACATCCGTATCATCATCGTGTCCCAGACTCAGGAGATGGCCAAGAGGTTCCTCCGGGCGGTGAAGGACCGCCTCAGCGGTGCGAACCCGGCCTACAAGAAGCTCCAGCACGACTTCGCCCCAGAGGGTGGCTTCGACGCGAACAGCGCGTCGTGGACAGCCGACAGCATTTACGTGAACGCAGAAGCCCGAGACTCCGGTGAGGCTACGCCTACCGTACAGGCTCTGGGCATGAACGGTCAGATCTACGGTAACCGAGCTGACCTCATCATCCTAGACGACACGGTGACAGGTAAGAACGCCCATGAGTTCGAGAAGCAGATCGACTGGATCCAGCGAGAGGTCATCAACCGGCTTTCGTATCCCGGAGGAGTTCTTCTCCTCGTTGGCACTCGCCTTGCTCCAGTCGAACTCTATAGCGAGATCCAGAAGCCTGAGTGGTACGGGCAGGATGAAGAGTCTCCCTGGACTTACCTCACCCAGCCAGCCGTCCTTGAGTTCGCGGACCACCCAGATGACTGGGTTGTTCTCGCACCTTGGACCAACCGACCCCCAGTGTCGCTCGGAGCAAGACGCTTGGTGGAAGCAAACGAAGATGGACTCTACCCTTGGCACTCCGGCAAGGCACTGAGTCGGCGCCGAGCCACAAGCTCGGCCCAGAACTGGAAGATGGTCTACCAACAGGAGCAGGTGGTCGAGGATGCGATCTTTCCCGCCGACAAGGTTGCAGCAAGTATTGATGGAATGCGGGCTGCCGGACTCATGTCCCCAGGAGCACCTGGCCATCGACCTCACGGCATGGACGGACTGTACGTTGTCGGAGGCTTCGACCCAGCGATCACCGGCTATGCAGCAGCAGTGGTACTCGGCGTGGATCGTATGTCCGGTATGCGCTATGTCCTCGATGTATGGACTGCTGGCAACCAGAAGCCAGACGACCTCTTCAACAAACTGAAGGACTGGACCGTCAAGTACCACATGCACGAGTGGGTCATCGAGAAGAACGCGATGAACCTGATGGTCACGCAGAACCGTGACCTCCGGAACTTCCTCGGCAGCAGGGGTACGATCCTGAAGGAGCATTTCACTGGTGCCAACAAGAACGACGCCGACTTCGGCGTCGCCTCTATGTCGATGCTCTTCGACGGGACGAAGGAAGGGCAGGGCCTGATCAGGCTTCCTTCCCGCTCTCAGCAGGAGGGCGTCAAGGCTCTGGTCGAGCAGCTCACCACCTGGTTCCCGCAGAGCAAGGCCAAGCAGGACACGGTCATGGCGCTGTGGTTCGCAGAGACGCGAGCCCGAGAGCTGGTCAACGACATCGAGTCCGTGTTCCACATCAACAACGACTATCAGTCAGAGCGTGACAAGCGCAAGCAGGTGACCGTCGACCTGGACTACCTGAGCCAGACGACCGAGTTTGGAGGGGGGTTCGGTGGATGGAACTGACACGTGGCGAACGAGCTGCGGACTCTGTGGCCGCACTGATGGGAAGCTGGCGGTTTGTCATTGGCCAGGCTACTGTCATGGCATTGTGGTTTGCGCTGAACGCGACAGCCTGGGCCTTTGCATGGGATCCGTACCCGTTCATCCTTCTGAATCTTGCGATGTCTGCCGAGGCTGCCTTCGCTACCCCTCTGCTGCTCATGAGCCAGAACCGACAGGCCGCCCGTGACCGGACGACGCTAGAGAACGACTACGCAGAAGACCAGGAGACAAATCGTCTCGTGGAGAAGATCGCAGACCACCTAGGAGTTCCCCGTGACTGAGTACTGCCCCGGAGCCGAGCTGCACCTTGTGGGCAACACCGGCACTATGGATGGCGGCCCGGCACGGGCCACCTGGCACATCACTTCCAACGACAACGACTGGACGTTCAAGAACGAGCTGGGCTGGTTCTCCGGCGGTGGCGCCGACGTGGCGCCCCACCTTCTGTGGGACCCGTTCACCGGTCAGATCGCCCAGTTCTTCCCAGCTTCTTCCCGGAGCTTGAGTCTCCAGAACGCCGGAACCGTGCGGACGAACCGCACCGGGAAGTACAACATCCAGATCGAGATCGTCTTCACCGAGGGGGAGACCGTCAATGGCAAGAAGTACGAGACCGTCGCCGACACTCCTTGCAAGAATCTTGGAGTCATCGTCGCATGGCTCCGTGGTCTTGGCATTGCAGATGTCTGGCCTGCTGGAGTTCCCACGGGTTTCCATCGGCAGGACGTCTCGGTCGACTTCTGGCTGAACCATGGTGGCCACTACGGTCACAACATGGTGCCTGGCAACTCCCACGTGGATCCGGGACCGATGCCGAACCTGTTCGGTACCAAGCCTCCGGCTCCCACGCCGAGCCCTGTCTACGCCCCGTTCCCTGGAGACAAGTACTTCTTCTACGGCCGCACCAGCAAGCTGGTGACCGAGGTCGGCAAGGCCCTGGTTCGTGCTGGCTACAAGGGCTACAAGGTTGGCCCCGGTCCTGTCTTCGGCCCCGCCGACCGGCGTGGCGTCCAGTGGTTCCAGCAGCAGCACTCCGAGCTGGCTGGTGACGCGGATGGTCACTTCGGCCCGCTGACCTGGAAGCTGCTCAAGGTAGCGCAGCCCAAGTGAACTGGTACACCCTGACGTGGGCCGCCCTCACGGCGGCCTTCGCAGCGGCTGAGGCTACTGCGATCGCACGTGGTGACTGGTCCGGCACGTTCACCGAGAACGTACGTCGACTCTTCAAGACCCACTCCAAGCCCGGACGGGCGATCTTCATGGCGGTGTGGGCATCGTTCAGCATCTGGTTCTTCGGTCACATCTTGGAGCTGTGGCCCTGATCTAAGGAGGTGGCATGGCCCTCACACTCTCTAACATCTTCTCCAAGGTAGAGTCACTGAGAAGGGCATCCGCTGACAGGGACCAGCGACACCGCGACGTCCACGATGTCCGCTCAGGCGACATCGACACTGTCATCCCAGGCTCCATGCCGGAGGCCTGGCCCAAGCCGATCGTGGCTAACCTGGTGGACACCAGCGCACGAGACATGGCGGAGACGATGGGCGTCATGCCCAGCGTGAACTGTGCTACGTCCAGCATGACCACCCAGAAGGCTCGCAACTTCGCCACCAAGAAGACGAAGATCGCAGCCTGGTACCTCATCGAGTCCGGCCTGTATGCTGGCAAGCAGATCCAGGCGTCGGACCACTACCTGACTTACGGCATGGCCATCTACGTGGTCGAGCCCGACTTTGAGAACAAGCGTCCTCATATCCGTGTAGAGAACCCTATGGGTGTCTACCCGGAGCTGGACGCCTTCGGGCGTCTCCGCTCCTACACCAAGGTGTGGCGGGAGGAGGCGATCCACCTGGTCTCCAAGTTCCCCCAGCTCCTCCGTGTCGTCCAGGGCAACCAGGGTTCAACGGACGGTTGGGCCGAGCGGGAGATCCAGCTCGTCAAGTACGTAGACAACGAGCGTATCGTGATGTACCTGCCGGACCACGGCAACCATGTTGTGGACGAGATGCCCAACCCTCTCGGCAAGATCTATGTGGCCATCGCCAAGAAGCCTGGCTATGACCACGAGGTTCGAGGTGCGTTCGATGACGCTATCTGGGTGCAGCTCGCGAAGTCTCGCATGGCCCTCCTCGGCCTGGAGGCTACGGAGAAGACGGTTCGTGCGCCTCTCGCTGTGCCCCGCGACGTTCAGAAGATGACCTTCGGCGACGATGCGATCATCCGTACTGACAACCCTGACAAGATCAAGCGAGTGGGTATCGATGTTCCGCAGGCTGCTATGCAGGAAGCTCAGATCCTTGAGGCTGAGCTTCGCACTGGCACTCGCACTCCGGAAGCACGCTCGGGCAACATGGATGCCTCGATCATCACAGGCAAGGGCGTCCAAGCCCTGATGGGCGGTTTCAACACCGTCATCACCACCGGGCAGCAGGTCATCGGCGAAGCGCTCCGCATCGCTATCAATCTGGCCTTCGAGATGGACCAGGCCCTCTGGCCTGGAGAGAAGAAGACGATCCGTGGAACCGTACAAGGAAGCCCCTTCGAAGAGGACTACACCCCGACGAAGGA